AGGTAGGTAGTCCGCAATTGCGTACTGTGCCCTCGTAGGACTCGGCAAGCCCAGCTCCGCCCACAATGCCTGTAGGAAGAGCTTGAAGTCTTGCTGTAGTAAAACTAGGGAATTTTTTTCGGTATTCATTATAAGTTTTCAAATATATAGTTACCAACTATTTTAGTTGCTAATTCATAAGTTAATTCACCTGTTTGACCGTTAGGTAATGTAATAGTATAAGATCTAAATGTACCATCAGGTAGTTCAAATAAATTTCTTAAAATATTTTGTGCCGCTACTACTGCATCATTTTTGTTACTAACACGAGAAAATCCTACTGTTCTATCACGATCAACCATTTCTCTAAGATCTCTTTCAAAATCTTCAATATCTTGATTTCGAGCAAGCCTTTCTTGTCTTAATCTGTTTTGAGTTGCAATAAAGTCTTGTTCAGTCTGTCTATCTAGATATTTCATATATTCGTTTCCACCACCTTCTCTTTTGATGCCCTCTATCATGTCATTTATAATATCAACTTGATAGACTCTATCGCCATCTAGGTATCCATCGTTATCCAGACGAGTCATAGTTCTGACTACATCTTTCATAGTAAACTTATTCTTAGGATCAAATGTCATTTCGTAAACTTTTTGTGCTTGGTTAGTCAAGTCAAAGTTACGACGCATTTTTCTAGTATAAGCATCTGCTACTTCTAATCTTCTTGCTTGATTGTCGTAAATACTATCTAGTACATCTTGTGTAAAGAATTTACTACCATCTTCAGCAAACTCATCTCTTACGTGTTGATGTGATATACTATGAGGTGTTTTTAAAGGTCTTTCTTTATTAGCTAAAGGTGCTGTTTCGTCTTGAACAGAACGTTTGCCTGCTCCAATAAGTTTTCTTAAGTTAGCTTCTGAGTCACCAGCTTTTATGTGACGTTTAAGTAAAAATGCTGTAAGTTGCCACCACTCATCACTATCGTATACTAATCCATGATACAAAGGTAATGATGCTTTTAATGGAAGTAAATGGTGTAATTGAAGTTCAGAAGCTGGTATACCCAAAGCATCTAACATTGGTTTATACTGTTTTCTAAACGCAGGCATTACACGTTTTGATACTTTATTATAATCAACTTTTGTAATTGGTGGTGTTACAAATAAACTTATTAAAGCACGTTCTTGGTTAGCTGTAAATCTTTTAAATCCAGTTTTTTTATCTCTTTTAGTAGCAGCCTTAAAAATATTATAATCAAATCTATTACCTACCATACCAAATTTTAGTAAGGTTGATCGTATCTCATTCACTTCTTGTTGGGATGGCCTATATGTTTTCCACTGTGAAATTGTTTTAAAAACTTCAGCATCACTTAGATATGTACCAAACTCATCACCATCTATAGGATCTATTACTTTAGTTGGCGACATCGCAAGAACAGGCATAGCTTCATCTTGTAATCTTTGATAATAGTCATTTGCTATGTTTGATGCACCTCTTGCTATACGTTGTAAGCTTGCACTTGCTGTACCACCTACAGCACCAGCTAGTGCAGCTTCATTAAATGTAAGTGGTCTTTTTTCATCAATACCTACACGTATTTGTTCAGACCCTACTCCAGTCAAGCCGCCAGCTATGCCAGCTCGTTTAATTGTATTAGCTTTACCAAATATCTTGGAGCCTTTTTTACCTAGTTTTGCAGTTGTGCCCGGTATTACACCAGCAGCACCAGAGGCAAGTATCTCACCAAGAGAAAAACTTGTGTCTCCTCTCATACGTTGTGCAATCGCATTAGCCACTGCACCAGATGCAAAGTTAGCTAGACCATAAAGAGCAATACCTTTTGGCCCTAGTAACGGATTGAGTAGAAAAGATGTTGCTTTATCTGTAGCTACACCAGCTGCAACTTCAAAACCTAGTCCACCAGCTGTACCAGCAATGTTAGGATCATCACCTTCTTCTTCAGCTTTCTTTCTTTTAGCTCTTTTTTCTAAAAACTTTTCTTCTCTACGTGGATCTTTGGGGTTTTGTAGTTCTTTATAAGCCTGATTTAGTTGTTCATCTGTAGCATCACCTCTTTCTTGACGTGCTTTCTCTCGCCGTTCAGCCTCCTCTTGCATCTCTCTGATCTCTTCTTCGTTCATCTTATATGTGATAGAATAGTTTGTTCACGTTCAGTTACACCAAACGTTTCTCTCATCCAGTCCAGCCAGTCTTTACTACCTTTTTCCTGATTGCATCTTCGACAAGAAGGTACGACATTCGCCGTTTCATCTTTACCCCCTTTGCATTTTGGGCGTACATGGTCGATAGTGAGTTGTTGTAATTCATAAGTTCCTCCACAATAAACGCATTGACAATTAAAGTGCTCTTTGATAGCCCTTCTCCAGAGCTTTTTAGATTCTGAACTCGTCATGGTTATTAAGTTGTGTAAATAGTAATCAGGTGTTGGTAGTAATGGGGTCATTTTTTGCGACTTTTACGGTTAATTGATGGCTTTTGTGTTCTGCCCTTGGTTGTGCTACCCTTATAATGTGCGGCATCGAGGCCGTCACGGTTGCCATATGTACCAAGTTTCTTATTAAGTTTGTTCGCATTGACTCTAATTGCTAAACCTTTTGGTGTTTTGTTGTATTTAGCCTGCTGCTTGCGACGCTTGGCCGCAGCTTTAGGATTCTTCTTGTAATAGCTAGAAGTTTTTGCCATAGACTTTTCTCTTAACTAAAGATGGATCTACAGTTGGTATGATCTTGTTGAGTTTGTCCAAGGGACTACCCTCGTAAGCGACACCTGTAATGTCATTGGTTTTGAGCCAATCACAAGCTGCCTTTAGATCTTGTACTGTTGCTTCTCCACTCTTGATTCTGCGTAGAAAGTCCTCTGTAACAAGGTAGTGTAGCTCGTTAAAACTCTCTTCGGTTGCTTTCTTGGGTATAACCCTTGGATTCTCCATATTATTCTGGTAATAAGTTTTTCTTGACAAGAGCTGTTAGCTTGTCATCTACTGTGTTGTCAGTAGTTTTACTGTATGCTTCTAGTAGTTTAACTACAAGTTCTTTTACAGCTTTGCTGCCCATAAATTTGAACAGTATTGGTTTAATTAGTGCAATCATTAGAATGAGGGGGTTGATAAATCTGCGTCTTCTTTAACAAAACGTCCGGCTTCGTCACGCTTTGCTTTTGTTTTTCTTTTTGGTTTCTTCTTAGCAGCCTCTGCTTCTAAGGCTTTTAATCTTGTGTGTGTGCTCATTTTTGCCAAGTCCATTTTTTCTTCGGTTTGGGTGGTTGTAAGGCAGAGATAGGTACGACATCTTGGCATAGCACTACCATTTCTGATTGAGGATGGAATGTAAAGCCACGCTGTCTAAGTTCTGCACATTTCAACGCACGGACTAGCTCATAGTCTAGTCTCATTTTTTCTTCCTGACGTTTAGCTATATCTTTACATTGCTGTAGACCTTTACGATCTAGCGGAACCATAAAGTTAAGCTGAAAGCCCCAGTTTTCATTTATTTGATAGCTAGAAGGGTATAAGTCTCTAGTATCTTCATCCGCTGAGTACGGATTACTATGATTACCCATATAGAAAGGGCTAAATGTCATAGTAGACCCATTACATTGTATGTTTGGGCCATAAACCTGACGAGACGATGCACCATTGTTTTGGAATTGCACCGCCTGATTTGTCACGTTACCTGTAGCTGACGCTTGAGGATTTGATGTATTGTTTGTATCTGCGTAAGCTGGACTTACTGTGAGAATACAGAGAGCGATGTAGTAGTAGAGTTTATTGTATATGTGGTGTTGATATCCCACTGCTCTACTAAGCCAGCTGCTCTGCTGGTTGTTTCTAGTGTCCATGGTTGTGCTGTATCTGTCACTGAAAAAGTCGTGCCAGTGCCAGCTATGTCTGCTGATGGTGTGACATTAGTACCTGACCAAGTGTTGACTTCTGAACCAAATACCTGCTTTTGGGTGACTTCTGTGATATTTTGAGTTGTAGTTGTTGTGCTGTTCATAGACCCTGTAGTAAACTGGGGCGTGACAGTGTTAGCTCTTGCTACTGCGGGTGATAACAGGGCTAAGAGAAGAATTAGTTTCTTCATGTTTTTGGTTTGTCTTCTTTTGACTTTTTGTTACCTGTAGATAGTCCAAATGTAGCTAGGGCTCCTGTAAAGATCGAAGCAACGAACGTGATGTCTGATGATGCTCCAGTCTTCTTGACCATAGGTAACTCTACGTAGTTTAGTGTAATGATAAAACCAGACCAGATAACTACGCCTAGACGCACCATGGCTCCTAGTATTTGCATCTGTTCGTCATGGTCATCTACATTCTCTTTTATTTTTCTGAGGATGCCTTTCTTTTCTGGCGGTTTTGTTTCCATTTGTTTATCTTGCCTTGTAAGAATTTTTGTATTCTATCCTTTAACGCATTGATTACAGGTTGTGTAGCAGTCGCAGCTGCCACAGCCGTTACAGCAGTAACAGACGCAGCAACTAAGACTTCTTGCGATGGTAAAGGGATGCTAGGTAAGGGTGGAAAGTGTATTTTTGGGGGTGGGTTTTCTTCTGTTTGCACCTCCTTTGTACCTTCGGGTCTTCGTAAATCGCTCGGAGGTACGACCAAAGGTTGATATGAGGGAACATCTGCTGTAGGGAGAGGTAAAGAAGGAGTTTTTATTTGTATTGGCTCAGGTAACGGTGTTACACTAGGGATTGAGATTCTTGGTAAGCCTTCCATGCGTCTTTTACCTCTTGTGTCCAGACTGCGTTACATATTGCAGTAACTTCGTTTGGTTCAGATCTTTCACTTAAATCCATATCTGGATGTAATACATATCTTTCAAAAGATCTTGTAAGTTCTGTGCCATCTTTTTTGATGACTGTTGCTTTACGGACTTGTACCGCCTTGTATTGACCGACAACTTCTATCTTGTCGTATTCGATTGATTCGCTTAATGCCATTATGCGTCTGTTCTATAAGTAATTGTAAATTGTATCTCACCAGAGCTGCTACAGTTTTGTGCACCTATTGCAAATCCAGCACCATTATCATTTAAAAGTTGTACATACATATTTGTAGTATTATTTGTTGCTCCCATCACTAACTGGCGATTACCGCTAGTATCGAAGCCAATCATGTATCCCACTGTTGCTGCTGTTCTAGTGTTACTGTCACCATGAGTAGCAAACGGTAAACCGCCCATGCCAATGCCTCCACCAGAACCTGAGTTAGAGTTCCAATCAAGTCGTCCGCTTGCCATTACGAGTGACCCAACCTTGACGTAACGACCTACTGCAATGTTGGCGTTTAGGCTAGAGTTTATAGTTGGAGTCCATGTGCCTTCTTCATAGTCGTCAAGTGCGTTGGCTCCGGCGGTGTCAGTTCCAAAGCATAAACCACTGTCAGTAAACTTTGCTACGTCAGACATAGACCCAGTGCTTGCACCTATTTTAAAAACTATTCTTTGACCACCGCCTCCACCACTAGCAGCACAAATCTCTGTTTGCCCTGTATTTCTTAATAATGTATCTTGCGACCCTGTTTTTAAAATATGTATTGCAACATCACTTGAATCTTGAAGTTTTAATTTTGAATCTGGACTTGTGTTTCCTATACCTACGTTTCCATTAGAGTTTATATCTAATCTTGCAGCACCTGCTGTACGAAATCTTATAGTATCGTTTGACGGAAAACTTATTGAAGTATCAGTATCACCAACGTGTTTAATTGAGTCAGTAAGGAATAACTCATCACCCGAAATAGTTCCATCACCACCAGCAGAAAGAGTTCCTGTAACTTCTAAATTACCATCAATTTTAGCGTTACCTTCAACTTCTAATAATTCATCTGAATCTGTAAAAGCACTATCATCAGCAGTGATCTTTACACCATTCTGTGTTAGAACTAAGTTTTTACCATCTGGATAGCTATTATCATCGTCTATAGTTAACGCTAGTCTTTGTCCATTACCAAACTCTTTAGTAGAATGTAAAAGTGTTGCAACATGATCTGTCGCACTACTATCTTTTTTAAGTTCTATTTTAAAAGCTTCTGTGTTTCTTCCAGCTGCTGTATCTAAGTCTTTTCCAACATAACCTCTAAGTATTGGATTAAAGGTATTTTGATCGAACTTATCATGATCTTTAGCTACGTTTATACACCCTCTAGGATCTGCTGGTGTATATACTATAACTTTAGTATTTGCTGTAGATAAACTAGATGATGGGTCAGAACTTCTAGTAACTTTAACTGTTGTACCAGTTGTACCAGAAATAGTATTAAACGCTTCTTGAAAACCAGACGCACTATCTTTTATTAAAATATTATCTCCAACTGCTATTGTATGTGATGCAGTTGTTAAAGTAAGAGTAGTTCCAGAATAACTAAATGCAGATATAGCTAAAGGTGTAAAATCAAAACCAGCTTTATCTCCAACATTTACCGTACCTTCTACATAAACATCATCACGAATCTGGTGCAAGTTTTTATTTTCTCTTTGCCAAGTTGTACTATTATCGTCTGGGTTTAATCTTAACTTACCAGCAGTACCAGCTGCATTAACATTATCCATAATTGACAACTTAGCTGGTGTAACTTGCAAATCTGCTATGTGTGCAGTATCTATACTTCCGTCAGTATAGTGCTCAGAGTTTATTGCATCATCTGCTATCTTAGCTCCAGTAACTGCGTCTGCTGCAATTTTAGCTGTAGTCACACCACCGTCTGCTAGTGCACCAGTAATATATAGTATACCGTTCATCGCAGCATGGCTGGTACACTGATAGTATAGAACATCAGGAGCATCGTGTTGTACTTCTACAATAACTGTACCACTACCAGCGTTGTTAGTTACGCCAGTATTGTATGCAGTACCGCTTGCTCCAGATGTGCTTTGTATACGTATAGGATGACCACCTGAGCCATTCTCAAATCTATACGTTTTACCTCTTGTAAGGTAAAGAGTAGGGTTGTTGACAGTGCCATTCAACCCTTCTCCTTGAAATGTGTAGGCACTAGAACCGCTAGCACCTATTGTAAAGACATGATCCAGAGCTATCTCATCTAGACCAGCCTTATTTATCTGTGTTAATGTCATTCTGGTTTAGGATATTTAGCTTTGACAGGATCGACTATGTCTGTCTTCCATTTATCTACACCATGATCGTAGATATAATTAAGTTGGTCTTGCCACGGTGGGTAAGCTCGTCTTCGTGTTTCTTGATATTGTAAGCTATCCAGTTCATCTCTTGCTGCTTTGACTTTAGCGTCATCAACAACAAACTCAGTACCATCATCATTAAAGATACCTTTATCATCTGTAATAGTAATGATAGCGTCAGGATATGCTTTAACAATTGCTTCGTGATCGTAAATCATGCCACTATCTCCATTAATACAAAACTTGCTTTTGCAGGTCTTTGTGCATATTGTTTTTTATTATAGTATACATGGTGATGTTCAGTTCTATACTGTTGTAAGTAAGTTACTTGGCTAGTTGTACTAGGAGAATCAAGATATATAAAGCCGTTGCCAGCTATATCCATATCGTAGTTTGTAGCACCACAAAAATAGTGACCATAGTTACCTGTACCTGTTACGTTAACATCACTTTGTCCAGAAACTTGTCTTACAACTCTAATAATACCACCCATAGTAGAACCACCACCCATACTTATTACTCCAGTACCCATAACAATAATTTTATTACTTGAGTTCTTTGGTGTAATACTTAAGGAATATCCACTTTGAAATGACGAGCTAGTGGTACTGCTTTGTGTTGTGCTAGTACCGCTAACTACTTGAATGATTGGGTTATCAGATAGACCTTTTGCATAATCTATAGCCATTATGATACCTCCGTTAAATTAAATTTGTACTTTTTACCAGAACGGTTATTTTTTAAGAACAAGTCTGATTCTCCTTCCTGTATTGTCCAGTCACCCCATGTACCATCAACATCGTTAGATGAGCCTTCGTTAGATAAATTAAGGTCATTGGTGTAGATGTTTCTCCATCTAAGACTAGACTCACCTAAATCGTAGGCATTATCTGTCCAAGGCACAAAATTGCCATTTGAACGAAAAAAGGCTTTATTTGAATTATTAGTAGCAAATATTAAGCCATGATCTCCTGTTCCTTTTATATGGTTATTTGACCCATCGTGATAAATTCTTAAGTCTTCGCCTGCTCCAAATCTTACTTGACCATTATCAGGTAATCCTATGTTATTAAATGAAGAATCAATCGTGACTGATCCAACAGAAATACCATTACTTGTAGTCTCAAACTTTTTACTGTTGTTGTGATAGAGTTCTGTAGCTCCGTTTTT